TGCAAAAAATTGGAGTAAGTAATGGCAGATATAAAATACGATATAAATGCGATTATGAAAGAATATGGAGATTCTGATTTTGGTTTCACAGCTATTGATGAAGAAGAATATAATGCTGTAATTGCAGAAAAAGAAGATACAGTTGAAGAATATAAAGAAAGATTGCAACAAGTGGAAAAGTTGATTCTTCCATTTCTCTCAAAATTATTACAAACATCAGATCAACCAATCATCAAGTGGCCTAATCGTAAAGCCACATTAGAAACACAGATACAAAAGATTCTAAACCTCACAAGAGGATGAAATGCAAAACAAAAGAGATAATATAAAGCCTGATATTTTACCTAAATCTGGAGCAGGTCAAGAAGGCACGGATGAATTGGCAAATACATATAAGAACAATACGCCGGGTCAACAAACTAAAAAAATTGCCTCGTTTAAGGATTACCTGAAGCATAAGTAGTATATAATTATTGGAGTTTATTATGCAGGATTTGATTATAGGATGCTGTACCAATTACGATTGGGACAAGTTAAAGTATTGGGTTAATTCTATTAACCGTTGTGGATACGAAGGCCACAAAGCAATGGTCGCCTTCAACATCAGTTTTGATACTATTGAAAAACTGATTCAATCTGGCTTTGAAGTTATCTTGCCAGGAAAAAAAGATGAAGAAAACAGACGATACACCTATCAGTCTAGTTTACCTGTTCATGTTGAACGATTCATCCACATTTACAATCATCTAAGAAAGAATGAATATCGGTATGTAATTACAACCGATGTGAAGGATGTTGTCTTTCAAAAGAACCCAATTACATTCCTTGAAGAAAGGTTAGGTGATAAAAACCTAATGTTTGCAAGTGAAAGTATGTACTATAAAGATGAGCCTTGGGGTAATCAAAATCTAATTGAAACATTTGGTCCATTCTTCCATGATATTTTCAAAGAGAATGTAATCTTCAATGTTGGTGTTCTTGCTGGTAGATCCACTTGCATGAGAGATTTGGCAGCAAACATTTTTGTTATGTCAATCAATCGGCCGATTCCTATTGTTGACCAATCAACATTCAACTTTATGGTTTCACAACACCCATACATCACAACATCAGCTTATATGACTTCTGAATCTGGATGGGCAGCACAACTTGGTACAACAGCAGATCCAAGTAAAAAAGAACAATTCGGTCCATTCCTTCTAGAACCTTCACCTATTATGATTAACGGCAAAGTTGCAACTTCTAAAGGAAATGTCTTTACAATTGCACACCAATATGATAGGATTCCAGGATGGAAAGAGCGTATAGAGGAAACATATGAAGATAGGGTTTAATTGTAGTTCCTTTGATTTGTTACATGCTGGACATATAACAATGATGAAGATGGAAAAACAATTATGTGACTACTTGCTGGTGGCACTTCAAGTTGATCCAACCATTGACCGACCCGGTATTAAAAATAAACCAATTCAAAGTGTTTATGAAAGGTATGTACAATTACAAGCTTGTAAATATGTTGATGAGATATTGGTGTATGAAACTGAATATGATTTGTTGCAGCTTATTAAAACACAAACACTGCATATTAGGTTTTTAAGTGAAGAATATATGAATCGTGATTTTACGGGTAAACAATATTGTATTGATAATGGCATTGAATTACATTATCATAAAAGACAACATAATTATTCGTCAAGTGAGTTGAGGTCAAGAACAGCTAAGTTGGAAAATATGAAAAATCAAGAATTTACTTCAACATTACCACAACATTCTTCAGAATTGGCGTATAAAATGAGTGAAAAATAATGCGTATAGCACTCTGCTTATCAGGACAAGCTCGAGCCTTTAACCAAGGCTATGAGTTTGTCCATAAAAATCTATTGAAAGATAATGATGTTACGGTGTTCATCCACACATGGGAATCTTTGGAAGCTCATGAATCCATAATGAAATATCAAGCTAGAACATGGCAAATAGACCCAGCATTGACAAATGATTTATCAAAATACACAAATGTTCCACCACCACAACCAAACTGGAAGGTAAAAGATCCAGCTCGTTCAACATGGAATCAATTATATGGAATTATGATATGTAACTCACTCAAATCAGAATTTGAACTTCTATATGATATGAAATTTGATTGGGTTATTCGTTCTAGATTTGATTTTGCTTTGAACACCACTATTGATTTCAAACATCTAGACAATACTAAACTATACATTCCTAATTGCCGTATAACACCTGCAAGAGATTTTGGCAATGACCAGTTTGCATTTTCATCGTCAGAAAACATGGACAAGTATGCTGATACATACAATCACTTAGATAGATTCTATGATAGTGGTATACAAATGATGTGTGAGGATATGATGAGTGCTAATTGGAAACAACACAATTTGATTGGTGAGAATTTGGTGTATTGTAATATCAATCATCCATTTCCACCGGGTCAATATAATGGAACATGGCACAGCCTGATCCGAGAGGACTTTGAAAAATGGCTTCGTTAGTATTATGCATGGCTGGTTTAAACACCAGATTCCATGATGTTGGTTTTGATATACCAAAGTATTTACTGCCATGGAACGAAGAAACAATCATCCATGAAATCATTAAACAACTTGGTACTTTTGAAGAAACTATTCTTTTGGCGAATAAAAGAGATTCTTATTTTAAGACCAAATTAGTGGATACAATTAAATCACTAGGTTTAACAGAGAATAATATTCAATACATTGGTGATACTGATGGTCAGGCACACACAGCATACATTGGTGCTTCACTACTAAAAGATCAAACCAAACCATTCTTTGTACATAATGCTGATACTCTTTTGTTAGGCCGCAATTTTAAACAAATAGAATCTTTGATTGCTGATGCATATATTGATGTGTTTATTGCTAACAATCCAAAATATTCTTATGTTCGTTCCAAAGACGGCATTGTAACTGATATCGTTGAAAAATCTCCTATTTCTCCGTTTGCAAGTTCCGGATTATATGGTTTTGCAAATGCTGAGTCATACAAAACAATGTACCATAGCTTATCTAATGTATTTGTAGGTAAAGAGATGTACATTGCAAATCTATTGACTCACATGATTGAGAAGGGTTGTTCTATTGGTCTAAATGAATTGAATAATAATTATCAAACAATAGTTCTTGGCACACCACAAGAATATGGCCTAGAATTAGCTAAACTGAGTTTAAACACAAAATGAAATGCACAAAATTGAAAGGTGGTTCTTTAAGCTCAACTAGTTTATATGAAGATGATAACACGGAGTTTATAAGGAAAGAGATTCAAACTAAAGTCAATCGTGAATATGGTTTTGTTCGGTGGTATTCTCAACTTAAAAAGTTACAAGAACTACAGGATACTGGACTTTTTCCTAAAATACTTGGTGTTGGAACAACAAAAAGTACCGCATATTTTGATTTGGAATACTTGAGAAATTATTCAGATGTTAAAACTCTGTTATCTGATAAGGTATTAACTGATAATCAAATTGAAGAAATCAATAATGCAATCTGGCGAGCTTTTAAACAATTACACTCTACTAAATTTATTCCCAATAAAGGTGCACCTAAGCTATATTTCAAAGAAGAAATTGAACAGAAAATTAATGACGCTTGCATGTATGAAAATTTTCATAAATTCCATACAAAAGGAGTTTTAGGTTCATACGAATATAATGGACACATTGTTCACGGATTAAATAATTATTTAAATGAATTAGAAAATTATTTTTCTGAATTAAATTTAACTTCAGAAGAAACTATACACGGAAATCCTACATTAGAAAACATAATGTATTCTTTTGATGAAAATAAAGTTATTTTTATTGATCCTTATGAAGAAAGCATAATTGATAGTAAATTGTTGGATTATTCACAGGTTCTACAATGTTCACGCAGCCTCTATGGCTATATAAATGACAGAAAAGTTGATGTTAAATATTATACAGTAAGTTACAGTTCACCTATACCCAAAAATTTTAAAGTATTTAATGATATGTTTGAGAAACGATTGGCTACTGAATGTACCGCTAAAGAAATTCAAACAATTAATATTTTGGAAGCCACACAGTTTATTCGTATGTTGCCTTTTAAATGTGCAGCTGGTGAATTTGATAAAGCTAAATATTTCTATTTACATGCCTGCCATTTATTGAATAAGGTTTTTGGATAATGGAAAATGTGTTAGTTAATTTTGATAATTACAAAAGAACTTGGTCTGTCAAGGCCGAGTTGCCTGTTGAGTTTACTCTAAAGTATTCTAGTGATGTACTCAATACAAACAATCACGACCTATTGAGTTTTGGTGAGTCCAATCGCAGAGTGGTTGTGATTGATGAAACCGTATACAAATTATACGGAGAAAAATTACATAATTACTTTGATACATTTCAGGTAAAGTTGGAGTTGTTTATAATTGATGCTACAGAAGAAAACAAAGATTGGAAACATACCGACGAGATACTACGATTCTTTGAGGAATCTGGAGTTTTGCGTAGAGAAGCCATCATTGTTATTGGTGGTGGTGTTTTATTGGACTTGGTTGGTTTTTGTTGCTCAATCTATCGTAGAGGCATTCCTTATGTTAAAGTTCCAACTACATTATTGGCTATTGTAGATGCTTCGGTTGGTGTTAAAGTTGCAGCTAATCATTTTTATAGAAGAAATCGTATTGGTGCGTATTATCCACCAGTCGCAACACTATTAGATAAGAAGTTTATTTCTACACAAGATGAACGAAATATTGTTAATGGTATTGCTGAGATATTTAAACTTGCAGTAATCAAAGATAAAGAGTTATTTGAATTACTTGAGACTAGTTCAGAACAACTAATCACCGAGAAATTTCAGTTTGGTGCGGTACCAGTTCGTGTGATTAACTTGGCTATTACAGGAATGATTGACGAATTGGCACCAAACCTATGGGAAAGAAAACTAGATCGGTGTGTTGACTTTGGACACTCATTTAGTCCAATCATAGAAATGCAAAATATTGCCACTTTACAACACGGTGAAGCTGTTGTGTTGGATTGTTTATTAAGTTCTTGTCTTGCTCATGTTAGAGGTTATGTTGATGGTGACACACTAAAAAGAATATTTAAAACAGCGAATGCTTTAAAATTGCCTGTTTTTCACAAAGATTTTTGCAATTTTGACTTGCTTAAAAAATCATTATCTGATACAATGAAGCATAGAAACGGTAATCAATACTTACCTGTGCCAGTTGGCATTGGCAACTATAAAATACTTAATGATGTTACTGACGATAAAATTAAAAAGGCCACTATGATTTTTAAAGGAATGAATGATGTATAAAATAGCATTAATAACTGGTACATCAAGTGGCCTTGGTAAAACCATCGCAAAACATTTATTGGCCAATGATTGGGTCGTAATTGGAGTATCAAGAGGTAAGTCTACCATTATCCATTCCTGTTACACGCATTTTAGAGTAGATATATCGGATTCACAAGCTGTTAAGAATTTGTTTACGAATTTGAACTCATTTAAATTTGATCTGTTGATTAACAATTCAGCTGTATTTGAATATCAAAGCTTTATTGATACTGCAACACAGACAATTGATAAGATTATTGATATAAATCTCAAGGGTTCAATCTATGTTACAAAAAATGCTTTGCATCTAATGAACAAGAATAGCCGTATCATTTTTATTAACTCTGTTGCAGGTCTTGAAGAATTAGAAAATCAATCCATATATTGTGCATCAAAATATGGTCTGACAGCTTTTGCTGGTGTATTAGGAAAAGAATTGAGAGGTGAAAGTATTAAAGTTACAAGTATACATCCTGGCGGTATTAATACTCCAATGTGGGATTCAAATAAAGATTTCCATACCGATCTGACTAAACTAATTGACCCACAACAGATTGCTGATATGATTACTTTTATATGTAATAGTCAACAAAATATAGAATACAAAACAATCAAAATGTTTCCGGATATAGAATGGCACAATTAATACCTGATAAAAATTTGTGGGTTGTCACATCAGCACTAAGGCCAAATATGGGTGCAATTAGTGAGCAAGATAGATTCAACCAAACAATAGACACACTAAAATCCCTTCGTAAGCATTGTCCGAATGATTTGATTTATTTTACCGATGGTTCACCAAACCCTATTGCAGAAGATATTATTGGTAAAATATCACCATATTGTGATTTTATTGCATGTTGGAATAATGATCCAGATATTTTTGGATTGGCATCAGGACAAAGAAAAAGTGAGTCTGAAATTGTCCTATTGTTTAAAACCCTATCTAGTTTAAAACAAAATAAAGATTTGATGAAAGCTATGCATGGAGTAAAAAGAATATTTAAATACTCTGCTCGTACTACATTACATGAAACTTTTGATATTTCACAATATGATAATTTATTTGGTAAATATGTGTTTAAAACAAGAATGCCATCTTGGATGGATTCAAAAAGAAAATCTGAAATAACAGATCATCTTTTCATCACAAGGATGTTTTCATTGTGCCCATCTTTGTTAGATAATTATTTCAAAACCTTACAGAAAAATTATCAATCAGTTGTCCAATTTGGTATTGACACGGAACATGCACATTATAAGAATATAGATAAGAAGTACCTAATTGAATTTGAAACCCTGCACTGTGAAGGTATCATGGCCGGAACAGGTGCTATTGAAAAATACTGAGGATAACATGGATTTATTTGAATACTTCGTAAACAATACAGGCAAAAAGATTACAAAATGGACACATTATTTTCCCGTTTATGAGAAACATTTTAAACATCTAACTGATAGGCCTATCAAGATACTAGAAATTGGTGTATTGAATGGTGGTTCATTACAAATGTGGAAAAAATATTTTCATCCAGATTCTATTTTGGTGGGAATTGATATTGATCAAAAATGTAAACTACATGAAGATTTGGATTCAAACATAAACATTCGTATTGGTGATCAATCAAACCCAATATTTTTACAAAAATTGATTGATGAATTTGGTGAATTTGATCTGGTCATTGATGATGGATCTCATCATGTAGATCATGTACATAAAACATTTGAATTCTTATATCCAAAAATTGCAGATAATGGCACATATTTCATTGAGGATACTCATGCTGCATATTGGTCATCACATGGTGGTAGTTTGACAGAACCAAAATCAATAATTAATGTTTCTAAAAAATTAATTGATAAACTTAATGCAGACCACACTAAAGGTCAAGTTGAACCAGATTCATTTACTAAATCAACACAGTGTATTTCTTTCTATGATAGCATCATTGTATTTGAAAGAGGTGATGTTGGTGAGAAGAAGCCTATGGAAACTGGCAGTTCATTTTTAACTTTTGATCCTAAAAAAGAATATCGTGATAGTGTTAATTCCAATGTGTTCTATATTAGAACTGAAGAATAATGTCAATTTTAGTATACAACCATTTTCATAAACATTTCCCCTTTAATAATGAATCTAGCTGGGTCAAAGCCACATATGCTGGCGATCCACCTGGTGGATTAAACACTTACATAGATGTTTGTGCCGCAGATAAAAACATTTTAGAATATAAAAAATATTATAATTCTTATAATTTAAGTGACAATGATTTTTTGAAAGCTATGGGTATTTTAGCAACTGAATATTGGGCTCTAAAAAACCCTCCAGTAAGTGAATATGTCGGTTGTGGTTCATATAGAAGATATCTTTATATGAGCACACATGTAAATGCAGATAAAATTGTTATGCCGGCATCTCAAGATGTTTGTAATAAAATGACCGATGATCGTCAATTGCAATATGCCATGAATCATCTTGGCCACTCTGAAGTTATTACAAATAGGTCTATTATATTATCAGGCTCCGTTGAACAACAATATTTACAGTCACAACCTGTGCAATATTGGAATTTATTTAAAGAAGCTCTTGTAAATTTGTTTCCAACTTATGCTGGAAAAGTAAATTGGTTTACGGATAACGGTACTTCCATACACTTTGAAACCACATATATTATGCGTAAAGATTGTTTTCAACAATATGCAGATGAATTTTTCAGAATTCTTGAATACATTTGGGAAAGATGTGATGAGGTTTATCCTCAAAATAGAGGTGGTTTTTCAGAGCCTTTGCCATGGCGATATCCAGGCTTCATAGGAGAAAGGTTTTTTCCATTCTTCTTACATGCAAATTCTATTAGAAAAACTCAAGTACCCTTGATGTTTTTAAGTTAAAAATTATATAAATAAGTAGTAAAATATAATTATCGCTGTAGAGGCGGAGAGAATGAAGTTCATACAATTTATTGAAGAATCTAAAGAAAACCATGCCGTATTGGCATTTGGTCGTATGTCTCCGCCAACATCAGGCCATGCCAAGTTGGTTGATAAAGTTAAAGATATAGCCAAAGAAGTTGGTGGTTCTCACCATGTGGTTTTATCACATACACAAGATTCTAAAAAGAACCCACTCCCCGCTGATAAAAAATTAAAACACGCCAAAAGATTCTTTCCGAAAACCAATCTATCGGTATCGGATAAAGAACATCCAACTTTCCTACACCACGCAGCAAAACTTCATAAACAAGGTGTTACACACCTGCATATGATCGCTGGTTCTGACCGTGTAGATGAATACAAAAAGAAACTATCACAATACAATGGCACACACAAAGATGCCTTGTATAATTTCAAAAAGATTACTGTACACTCCGCAGGGGAAAGAGATCCTGATGCTGAGGGTGTTGAAGGCATGTCAGCATCAAAAATGCGAGGACATGCCTCTGGTGGCAATTTCAAAGAATTTAAAAAAGGTGTTCCTAGCCATGTACCTGAACATCACGCAAAAGAATTGTATAACGATGTTCGTCAACATATGGGTGTTAAAGAAGATTTAGACACCAAATTTGAACAGTTATTGTATGAAGGTGTGCATGATAAGGCTATATTCAAAGCTGTATTCTTAGCAGGTGGTCCAGGTTCAGGTAAAGACTATGTGCTAGATAACACTTTGGCTGGTCATGGTCTAACAGAAATCAATTCAGACAAAGCACTAGAGTATCTGATGGATAAAAAAGGTTTGACTAAGACCATGCCTGCATCCGAAAAGATTGAACGTGATATTGCTAGAGGTCGTGCTAAAAGTATGACTGAACTCAAAGAGCGTTTAGCTCTTTATGGTCGCAATGGTGTTATCATCAATGGTACTGGTGATGACCATGAAAAGATTAAGAGAATTAAAGAACGCCTTGAAGAATTAGGTTACGACACTTCAATGATTATGGTTAACACCAAAGATGAAGTATCTGCTATGCGAAATGTTGAGCGTGGCCAACGTGGCGGCCGTACAGTACCAGAGACTATTCGTAAACAAAAATGGCAATCAGTCCAAGATTCTAGACCAGAGTTAGGTAAATTATTTGGTGATAAGTATGTTGAATTTGATAACTCTGAAGATTTACGCTCTGCACATCCAGAGATTGTTAAAGCTAAGAAACAAGAAATGTTGGATATTTACAAACAGGTACAAAAGTTTGTAAATTCACCACCAAAAAGTAAACAGGCTAAAGAGTGGGTTGCTGCTGAATTGGAAAAGAAAGACAGTCTTACCGTATCTAAGAAAGATATGGGTGCTTCACCGCATCCAGATTCAAAGGCAGCAGAAGAAGCAAGACAACTTGGTTTGGATTATTATGGTTTTGGTCGATATGGTAAA